CTTGTGCTTTTTGATCAAGTTCTTCTATGCAAGATTCCCATCGCCGCATCGTTATTTTTTCGACGCTTTTCTTTTTGCTGACTATTTCGACGATGAAATCTTCTTTTTCTTTTCTGACTTCTTCTGCTGCAGATATCTTCGCCATCAAGTCGTCTAATTCGTCTTCTCTAGCAGCCAAAGAAGATTCGAGTTTGCTTATGACGTTTTCCAAGTCAACACTTTCTATTTCCTCGAGTTGTTTAGACTTTACTCTGTGCTCATCTTTAGCGAGCGCGTCTTTCTTTCCGAAGAACTCAAGATCTAAAAATCTGTATATGATTTTTTTTCGTTCAGTTTCTTTTACCTTGATGATGTCGAGTGGATTCCACTGAGCAAACAATGAAGTTAGCAAAAAATCTTCATACGTGCCGAAACACTGTCTTATATTTTTTTCTGTTCCAGATCTTTGTTCTTCTACATGTTGCTGTCTTTCACCAGTCTCGTCTACAGAGGCGAAATCTACAGTAGTCTTTCCCCACTCCTTGGCAGATCCTTTTCTATGACCATACTTGATCTTCTCTATTTGTCTGACTACCTCGTATCTTCTGTCATTTGCCGTTATCTCCATTATCGCCGCGGCACTGCTCTTGTTGTCATTCACCAAAAACAAGTTCTTATTCACACCCTTAGTAGTCTGGTCAAAACAAGTTTCTAAAATAACATCTATGAAGTTTGATTTTCCTGACCCGTTTGGGGCGAAAAGTCCTATCAAACCTCCTAGTTTAGAAAAGTCTATTACGTTTCCCTCTCCGTAGTTGAACAAGTTGTTCCACGCTAATTTTTCTATTTTCCAATTTGCTCCTTTGGAAAACTCTTCTTGATCTACAGCTATCTGCAGTCTTCTGTTTATTTCCATCACACGTTCTAAAATTTTTTCATCGACGTTCTTTTCTTGAAAAAATTCTCGCAAAAGTCTGTCTTGAACATCTGTACTTCTTATGTTCTCTATGGAAGCAGATTTCTTGTCTATGTCTACTTTTTGTTCTCCGATGTTGTTAGCAGACAACACAATGACATCAAACGGAGAATACTTTCGCTTGATCTCTTTTTCTATCTCTTTTTGTTCTATAAGAGTAAGCTGTCTGACAGGACTAACTCTGATTCGTGAATTTGGAACAATATCCAGACTAGGGATAGACAAATCTTCTGGAATAAACACAGTGTAGAAATTTCTGCTTCCGGTCAACACGAACGATTTTACAGAATGTTTCTCATGCTTTTTACCAAATTCCCAAATCAAAAAACCTTTGTCGATTTCTTCTCCGAAGTTTTGTTGTACCAACGATCCAGCGTAAGCTACTGTCTTGTTTTCAAAAAATTGTTGTTTGTGTATGTCTCCGAGCAACGTGAAGTCAAGTCCGTCAAATATCCCCAAATCATATTCTACGTTTTTCATTTCCCAATTCAGATCTGTGACGCTCGTAGAGATAGCTCCGTGTAGCAGTCCTATGTTCACGTCGCTATCACACTTTTTCCACGACGATGGAGTAGGGTAGTTCTCTTGATCTGCTAACGAAAACGTCCAGAAGTTATATTTCTGTCCGTCTTTTTCTAAAGAGAACGACAACCCTGACTTCTTGTGCAACTTTATTCTGTCGTCGTTTATACTTTGAACGATGGGAGAAATAGCATCACGTCTTCCTGGATTCATCAAGTTGAAGTCATGATTTCCCAGTATAGAATGAACTGGCGCGTATCGTGATAACGACTTAAGAAACTGTGAAACCATGTCGACCAACTCAGGACTGAGATTAGTCTTTGCATGAACAAGATCGCCAGTGTTGACGATGACGTCGGGTTTGATTTCTTCTAACGCGTTGTAAAAGTTGCTGAATACTTTGGAATATTCATCATGAAATTTTAGAGTGCGCAAGTGAACGTCGCTGAAGTGAACGAGTTTCAACGTCAATTTAGAACCCTTGCTTTCATCAAGTCTGCTTGTGACGAGACATTGACGGCGTTTTTCTTGATCGCTGCAAACTCTTCCACAGTCATTTCTCCAACGTCTTTCTTGTCGTTGAAGCAAACTCTCCTGCAATTCACTCCGTAAGACATGAAATCTTCTATGATGTCAAGTTGCTTTTCAAACGCGTCAGGGTCTAGAGCGAATAAAACGTCGACTCCCGACAAGACAATTTTCGAGAATAGCTTCGAACCTACATCAAGCATGCTTCCCTGCAAGACTACGACGTTGTCGTCTGCCTTGAACGCGTCGAAAGGACCTTCGACAATCGTTATCTCTCTATCCCATTCTATCATGTAATCGTTGAAGATTATGTCCTTACAAAAGTTTCCAGTGTCATACCTTTTCGCGTTATCGTAGAAAGACCTTCCAGTGAAAAAGTTCAATTTTCCACATTCGTCGAACGAAGGAATTATGATCCTGTTCTTAAACTTCCCATCTTCACAATATCCAAGCTTCCATTTCAAAATTTCACGTCTGTTTATTCCTCGTGACCTCAAGTAACTCGTCGCTGCGGAAAAGTAAGGACTTCTCCATTCTTTAGACAACGTCCTAAATTCGTTTGGAAGCACGGGCTCGTCGTATTTTTTGTCTTGTTGCTTGTTTTGTTTTACGAACGAATTCAACTCAGACAACGATGCAACGTATTCGCTCCACTCTGGAGAGCGCTTGTCAAACAAACGAAGCAAGTTAGGTCCAGCGAATCCACAGCTCCAACAATGAAACTTGTCGTTAACGAGATTTATACTCAACTGTCCTATCGCTCTGTTCGCTCTCGCGCTATGCTTGGGACAAAAAAACGCTATTTCTTGGTGGCCCAACATCTTGCCAGGTTGATGCAACGATTGTCTCAAAAGCACCAACTTTCGTTCGCGAGAGATCACGATATAAATAGTTTGTCAAATTTTCGGTTTGTTCATGTGAAAACCAGCCCACGCAGTGATGTACGCGTCTGCCATGTCGTAACACCAAGGTTGAGGATTTTCTTTTCTGTTCAACTCTACTTTGAACGTCGGCTCTTTTCTTTGAACCCATTCAAGCGTCAATCTCTTTTTTTCCTTGCTGCCCTTTGGAACTATCAGACCGAATCTCTTCATAAACGCTTTGACTGTGCTCGGATGGATGTGCTCGATCGTGAGTCCGAGACCAGCGTCGTGGAAATTTCTATAAACTATGTACGACACTGTGGCGTTGAACGCTGCAAGCTTGAGCAACGTCTGCTGCATCGTCTTGCCTCCGCCGAATCCCGACAACCTGTCTTCAATGAAAAAGTCATGTTCGTATCCGATAGACTCTCTTTTTGCGACAGCGTCGTTGACCATCCCTTTGATCCAATCATCTGCAGTAGCTGCTTTGTCAATCAAATCTCCGTCTACTTTACGAAGATCACAGTAATCAGAATCTATGAATTTTCCGCAGCTATCAAACTTCACGGCACCTATGACAGAAGTGCTTATGTCTAATCCGAATATCATTACGCCTTCTTTCTAAAATCAGATGTCGATTCTCAGTTTGCAGTTAATCTTGTCACGTTCTCTCTTCCTGATCGGTTGAGCGAACTTAGCCACGGCAACAAGCTTGAAATCTTCGTTGTACAGTCCTATAGCAGTGACGTACGTCGTTCCGTCCTTCCTCTTGACAATAGTCCTGTCATCGTCTGTCTCGATCGTTCCCTGCGTGTCTCTGTAACTGAACGTTTGATTGTTAGACGCGTTGTACTGAGCTGTCGACAACCTGCAATTGAACGTCTTCGTGTCTACTCTTCCTTGCCCTCTGAAGTTTATGCTCAGCAAGTCTCCGAACACTCCGTAAACTGACACGTTTGGATCCCAAAAATCAGAAAACCTGTCGAACACGTCAAAAATCGCTGGATCTGTGAGAACTATCAGTCCCTCTGTGTAGAACACATTCCCTACCTTTTTCCTCGTATCTCCGGTGTAATCTTCTCCCGAGATGTCTCTCGTCACAGAACCAGACAAGTAAAGAGTTCCACGTCCGTCATCGTTGAACGTTCTCACTATTCTCCTGAGATCGTATACTCCGTCGATGATACTCACGCTTCCAGGGTCTATCTGAGAACCGTAAAACATGCTTGGAACGTGTATCACACGAATGTCTTTCATCGACATGTTGATCTTGTTTCTTTTAGTCACGAACGTCGGGTGATCATTTGGTTGCCAACGTATCTGGTTGGCTGAAGACCACGCCACAGATTGTCCGTGATTAGCGTAAGGACTGTGATCAAACGTTCCAGATCCAGAAACAAACCCGTGAGCTACTCCGTATGGACCGTCGTTGTAACGAGCGTAGTGCAACAAATCAAGCGAAGAAGAATTGAACAATGTAACGTTGCTGTTTGTCGCGATCTCTTCTGCACTCAGTTCTCTGTTCCACACTCTAGTGTCAAACAAGAAACCGTTCCAGCCTCCTTGGACTGCACTGCCCGTGTGGTCTACGTACGAACCTACGACTAACGGTAAACCTCCTGGTTGAACAGTTCCAGAATACGGTTGCAAGCCGCCAGACAAAACGAACGTGTCTGCGTATTCTCCGTCTATCCAAATCGTGGCACTCTGAGAGGCACTGAAAACGACGGCCACATGTTTCCACACACCTGGTTCCAAAAACGTCGCCGCTGACCCCACGGAAAACGGAGAAGCTTCAGTGCCAACGGCCAACATATCGCAGTTGACGTGAACATTCCACACTCCCTGCTGACACATGATAGTCGGACAAATTAGCGAAGACGTGCCGAATGGAACTGTCTTGACGAGGGCTTCAACGGTGAACGACGACGTCAAACCAGTTGGAGTGTCTGGAAATGCTCCTGAGAACACGAAGTAGGACCCGCGTCTCGCTGCGTCGCTTCCGTCGTCCAGAAACATGGCGGAGTAAAAGTCGTAATTTCCCAAAAAATAGTTCGAATCGAGTTGACTGTTATAGTCGTACAACAGTTCTATCGGTCTGAAATGTTCGTCGAACCAATTCGTGTCAGTGGGAGCTGAATCTATGTCTCTGCATCTGAAGAATCGAATAGAGCCAGTTGACGGATACGAACCCGAAACAAACACTACCTTGTCTATGCTATGAGTGTCCAGCGGGTCAAGTGGATAGATCGCCAACCCAGAAGATTGAAAATTCGAATACTTGACGTCGTTTCTGCCTCTTATCCCACCGTACAAGCTGAGAGACGCTGAAACTCCCGTGTTTCCTTCCCAGCCATTCACACCGTATTTCACAGACACTCTTGGACGAGTGTGTATGCTCGAAAACGTGATATCGTTCTTTTCGAACTTAGCGAAGCACGACATCAGAAGACTCCGTTGTTTTCGACGAACGCGAATTTAAGACCTGTTCTTGTCGATTTGCATCTACCTTTAAGAATATGACAAATTGACGTAGGATTGATATTATAAAATTTCGCAGCTAGCTTTCCAGACTGAAATACTTTTTCGTCATTCAAACAGACAATTGCTTTTGAATGTTTTAACGCATTAATCAAGTTTGCGTACTCTGAATTTTTCTTTCCGAATCTACCGTTGTACTCGCCTTTTACTTTCATGCTTATTTTCTTCTTTGCACAATCTGAAAGTTTCTTTCCTGTTGCCTTTGTAGACAAGATTTTCCTTGTTTCATCAGAATGATGCTTTCCAAACATTGGATGTTCTGCACCCTTAAGACAAACATTTCCATCGCCTCCCTTTGAAATGTTTGTCAGATTACAGCCTATCATTTTGAAATAAGATATCCAAAATATCTCAGCGTCATTCAAATCATGTTTTTCTTCAAACTCTTCCAAAATTTCTATTTCAGGTTTCAAATTATCTCGTAACAAATTCTCTTCCCACGACCAACATATTGCATGATGTCGTTGTCTGGGACGTGTCAGCCCGTTAGCTGATTTGCCAACATATCGAAGTTGACAATTTCTTGGATCTATCAATCCATAAATAAGATATCTAGAGACCAATTTTCAATCCTTTGTTTATAACCTATTGATATTGTTAATAAATCAATAGTCCAAACGAATTCGGCACGTTGCTTCTGTATCGGGACTTTTCGTTATCGGACGATTTAATTTTGCGACGGCGAGAAGGTTGTCGTTTGGATCGTACAGCCCGATAGTAGTGATGTAGACCCTGGTAGAGAGAATGTTGCTTCCAGAAGTCACTCTGATTCTCTTGTTGTCGTCGACGAACGTCGGGTTGCTCGAGTAATTGAACTCTGAGTTGTAAGCCCTGCAGAAGAAAATCGTCGAATACAAGTTCGTCTGGTTATGAAGAGCGATCTTATCGATGTGATTTCTGAGACCGTCTACATTCTGATTGATGGTGCCTGAAACTTCGAGTTCCTCTAACGTCTTTGAACCTGACCACGGAGTGTCTCCAGGCCACGACGCAGTCGCTCCAAGAACAATCATGCCAGCGTTGTACCACACCTGACCATACTCGTTGTCCAAGTCGTCGCTCAGTATCGCGTAGTCGCCGCCGACAGTTTGCTTGAAATTCACGACTGCGCCGTCGTCGGAACCAGTGACAGAATCAGAAGTTCTGTTGAGAATGAGCGCTGTACTGCCCTTCTTGATCTCATCTTTCTGTATGCCTCTCTTCACCAGGATGAAGAAACATTCAGTGGCAGTTGAACCGTTGATCGTGAATAACGCGTCTGGATTGCCGAGCAAAGTCGAAGCCATCTGCCTGTATATCTTTATCTTTTCGTTCTGTGAACTCGTCGACGTGACAGGAAGATTGTACGAAGAACCAGTAGAGTAACCGTACGTCATGTCCATGATAGCCGTGCTGAACGAGCTCGTCGGAGACGAATCAAACACCGTCTGCCAGTAACCTCCGAGATCTGCTCCAGCAGACGAAGAAGCTATGTTAGTGAAATACTTGATGTTCAAGTCGTTCGCGTAAATCGAACTCGACACTATCACGACTTCGTTTATGGAAGACACGACTGACGCCACATCGTTACTGAGATCAAAAGACTTAAGCGACATTTGTCACACTCCCTTACGACGTGGCGAATTCTATTATCGTGATCGGCACACGTGAACTCATTCCGCTTTGCTGACCCGTCACGACAGCCATAGTTTCGATAGCTCTTGGCTTCACGATGTTTGTTCCTACAAGAACGTCAAACGCTTCAGTAGTCAACGTCTGCACTCTGAGATTGAACTTACATTCAGTTCCGCCAGCTGCAGTCTGCCTTCCAGCAGCCGCAGAAATCATGTATCTAGCAGTTCCGAACGGAGTTATAGAAAGAGGAGTTTCACCAGACACGTAGATGAGGTCGTTGTCTACTTCGACAGAATAGTTGACGTCAATTATCTCTGCAGGGAGAATCGTCTGTGATCTAGCGATTTCCTGACTGACAGTCACGTCAACGCCGCCGCCTATCGAATCTGTTTGCTCACGCAACACGACGCTATTCGGTTTCGCGACCATCGTCGGAAGAAACTGCAGCCTGGCGTTTCTGACTGACACGAGCGGATATCTCAAAGCCACAGCTTCATTCGTGAACGCCTCGAAAATTGGAGTATCTAGAATCTTTCGATCTTTCGAATCGCTTCCAGTGAGCTCGTTCCAAAATCTGTAGTCTATCTCATCGTCGCCAAGACGAAATCTCACTATCGCGAAGCTTCCATCGTTGCGTGCAAGTCTTTCACGACCTTCGTCGGTTAAAACTGCATCAATGAAAATTTCCCCGCTGTTGTCGGCAAAGCCCATGTCTTCAATCTCCTCTTTTCGTCATAGCTAAATAGCAATTCATACACAATATTTTACCATCGTTCACCGGGTAGAGCTCTGTCTCTAGGAAGAACCTCTTCTTCCTCGTTACCAGTGTCTAGCATAGAAGCATCTAGCAGAGTCTTCAGAGTAGTATTCAACGAATCGTTTATGGTTTCGTATTCGTTTGAATTCTTTCCAACTGACGTGTGAGTTTGTATCATGAAATTCGCAGGAGATATGAATTGCTTTATCGGCATCGCGACGAACGAAACGTTAAACGGTGTATCACATTTTTCACCAGTGTCCAAAGACGTCGCCCTCACGATATAATCTGAATCGTTCATGACAGTGTTGCCAACGACGTTTCTACCAGACACGACAAGTGCAGCAGTTCCCGCTGACTTTCCGTTCCTCGACAACGGAGCAGACAAAATGACGTCAGTCTTCGTTGTTCTGTTAGGTATAGTTGAAAAAGCACCAAAATATTCAGGTCTAACTCCAGAAGAAGAAACAAATTCTACTGGATTTTCGCCCGTTGAAAAGTAATCTTCGTTGAGCGACGTGCAAAATTGTTCAGACAACGTAGAATATTCTCCGTGAAGAGACACGCACTGCGCAGCATACACATACTTTTTTCCTGACGTCTGCACGAAATCTACATCCTTGTCTATGAACAACACGTTTCCAGGAGCAAATTCAAGATCTATACCAGACGAATTAGATTCCGTAACTTTCGTCCACTCAGATACATCGTTGCCGTTGCTGTCTCTGATTTTCCTCAAAAGAACCATCTTCATGATGTCTCTTTGCAAATTCTCAGGCAGCCTGAAAGTCACAACTATTCTTTTCTTATGAGATTCAGGTCTTACAGTTATTTCGTCTGGCGGGAAGGGCGGTTGAATGTCTATCACTGATGCGTAAGTCCAATTCATGCTCCACTCGCCGCCCACGAACGCGCTTTCGTAAGAACTCATTTTTTTTGTTTGAGAATTCGCTGTCTTGTTCTCTTGATTTTGCACTGAATTTCTTGTCCAACGAATTATTGATCTCATCCTGTATCTGTACGTCTTTCCGTACAAAATTTTCGTGTCGATGTAGAAGTTGGCTTCAGGCGACGGAATGTCAATTTCGTCTATCTTCACGAATACGCCAGAATCATTCTTGACATATTTTTCTATTACATATCCGATGTATTCAAGTCTTTTCATCTTCGGCGATGGAACTGTCAAAACGTCTATTTTTACGTTTTCTCTTAAGCTAGTTCTTGACAAAACTTCGAGATTTGGCAGCTGATACGACAAACATGCCATTGTCTCTGCTTGATGAGGACTGTTGACAGATTGCACTTTCTTTTTGCCGATCGCGCCTCCGATAGATGGATCAACAAATTTTGTTTTGATGTGAAGCAAATCCTTCACTACGTTGATAGACGTAGGCTGAGTCACTAACGAAATCTTGTCTCTTACCAAATCCTGTGTAGTGTCTTTTGAACCCCAGGCTGCGTTTGCGCAATAACTGACATTCGATGACGAAGGATCGACGACGTCTGTCTTCATCTTAAGCGAATCCATCGACTTAGCTACGATAGTATTGCCATTCGAGAAAACGTTTAACAAACCGCTAGTGATCTGTTGCGCTTGAGACTTAAGTTCGTGAATTGAGATGCCATCCAAACTACGATTGTTCAAAAACGCGTCTTCATCAAGAAACTCAGTGCCGTCAAGCTGAGAAAAAGATTTGAACGTTCCGACTCCGTTGTTCACGGGCATGTCTATTACTGTTTCGAGCACTCCTGGAGCGAGATGACCATTGGACAAAATTCCTTTTACTTTTGAAAAACCAGATGGTTGCAAATGCGAAGGAGTAAAGCTTATGCCTCTAGAAAAGAATGAATTTTTTCTTTCTATCTCTCTCGAAAAAAGAATAGATTTTATACGTCGTTTGCTAACGTCAGCAGCGCTAGAATCATCGTCACGTGTAGCTGGCGCAGAATTCCACGCGATTTTGACGTACCTCGGAACTTCATCGAGCTTTCTGTTTCCAAGCTCGTCCTTATCGTTAGCAAGCTCGTCAGCTACCCAAAAATTGTAAAAAGGAAAAGCTTCTATATCAAAAGCGTTGAACAAAGTTTCAAATGGAGCTTTCGCAGAAACTGCAGAAAACTTCTTGGGTTTTACGCCAGTGTCTGTCACTATTAAGTCAGGAGGTACGTTGTTTATGCTGACAGCTACTCTTCTAACGGTAGTTTGTACAGGACTATCTGCAGACACAACAGGTGCTGCTTCTTGACCAGAATCTGTTCGCGCAAAAAATTCTTTTGTAGTAGTTGTTGCGCTGGCGTTATCTGCTGCAGCAGTTTGAACATTCTTTGTCGTAGTCTCGTTAACCGAAGGAGTATCTGAAACGTCTACTCTTGTTCTGTTCATAGACGCGTTTGCTAATGCACCCATGCCGCTAAGCTTTATGGCCATCTAACGAATCTCCAAATTTATGTCTTTCGTTCTTTCGACTTGCTAACGATTGCACGAGATACTTCTTGACTAGACGTTGCAGTAGTCGTTTTGATTACTACTGCTTTTCCATCTCCTGCTACTGGCAGATTGCTTTTGGCGTCAGCTAGAGTTTTTGGTTCAATGACATCTGGCACAAAATCGTCAAACGATGTCACGATTGGCGACCCACGCGAGGAACCTATGTCAGACATTATTCTCAGCGCCCTCATGAATGTTCCTACGCCATCAGCTGTCGTCAAATCAACTACTCCGTTGTCTAAGGCACCAAGCTTGCTAAGAAATTCAGTGTTGCTAGACGACTTGTCACGCGTAGGTATCTCTAATTCCGTTGTAACTGAAGCGTTAGACAAGCTTTCCTTAGTACTAACAAATTCACCAGATACAAGCATCGGCAAATTTGTAGCAAGAGTTCTCAAGTCCAATGTAGCAGTTTCAGGATCAATCGCAGCAGCTACTACAGCAACAAGACCAGAGCTAGCTTTGTTTGAGTCGTAGTTAACTGACAGCTTGTCAGCGAATCTACCGATATAGTCTACGCTGCCGAACAAGACATTGTTTTTTGGATCCTTCCCATCGAAAAAGTATAAAGCTCCCGTTTCCTGTAGAATGTCTTCAATCACTTGTGTAACTCCGTATTTGCCTATCGCGTCAGTGATTCTGTTCATTATTTCGCTTACGTTGTTGTTCTTAGGAAGCAAAAAGTTTCCTGCGCTTGCTTGTGAAAGTATGAAGTCAAGTTGAGCCGAAAGATAAGAATAATTTCTAGTTGTTTCTTTCGAATCTCCTCTGTTCACAGATTGCCTGATATTCAAAGCTGCCAGCAGCCAGTCGTATTTGCTATCTCCAAGCAACACGTGAGATAAAACTGGATACGGACTAATCGTGTCAGACAGCGCACTAGACGATTTAGATCCTGCCGATCCAGCAGCATTTCTCGCTATGACCTGAGCGATGAAGTCTGGATCTAATTTCTCCAACTGATTTCTGATATCTGATTTTTGCAAAGTAGAAATGCGTGCTGGAGAAGTATCGACATTGAAAAGAGAACCTTGCAAAACATTTTGAAGCTGATACGCCTGCAATTCGTAATGATAGTAACAATCTACTGAAATATTCGTGTCTATGAAAAACACGATTGACTTAGGATCTATGTTGTCGTAAAACGACAAGATCCAAGTGTTGACATATTCAAACAATTTGTCAGTGTCTGCTTTCATCTCGTCATTTGTGAACGCGTACATAACTACTTCGCCGCTAAACAAGCTTGTTCTTTTCACGATGTAGCCTGACGCGTCAAAAATCTTTTTCCACCCTACGATTGTTCCTTTTGTCTCGCCGCTAGGAGCCCACTCAGCAGTAAAAAGTATCTTCGGTAAACGTTTAGAAAAGTCAAACATCGACAGCGCTTCTTCTGCTTTTTGTTTCTTTACATCGTCTGCATTAAGCAAAAAATTAGACAAAGATATTGATGTGTCTGCATTTCCTCCGAACCCACTTAGCGACAACGTAGCTGAACTGAGCTGCGATGAGTTCTGTGCTTCTATGTTAATTCTGCCAGACGCTTCCTCTTCTATCAGCTGAAGATATATCTTGATGTCTTTTATCAACTGAAGAGATTGATCTTCTGTAATTTCGACTGGAGAGAAGCCGGGTCTGTTGATGTTGAACGACGCGATTTTAAGAAAAGGATTTTCCTTGGGAATAAATCCTGCACTTTTGGCTCTAGCTATGAAAGAATTAACGTGATTAGCTATATCGAAGATATCGTTTCTGCAACCGTTTACTGCGTTCCTTACTTTTTCTTCTGAGTCCATGGCTGCAGACGTGTACATCTGCATGTCCTTAGACGTTTGCGATCCTTTTTCGACGAAATTTGCTATTGCACCCTTCGCCACGGCTCCAGTCTTTTCAGACAGACTACCAATGCTTGGATATGTCACGTTAAGAACTGACGCTGCTGCAAATACAACTGAAATATATTCAGAAGAAATCGCAGAGGGTGGTTTGTGAAACGCATCGATCAAGTTCAAAACAAGAAATTTGTTAGAACCATTTTTCTCTTTCATGCCAAAAAACACAGTGCTAGCAACTTTGACAGCGCCTTGAGCTGCAGCAACTGCTTCAGATTTTGTGTTAATCGCGAAGCTAGACATATTTTTTGATCCTCATCTGCTCCACCCCGATTCATTGCCGTTAAGAATATCGTTTCTTGTCGCAGCTGCTACACTCGTAGTATTACGCGAATCGAAAGTGCTAACCTGCTCAGGCCTTAACGAAACATTAGAAGACTTCGAAATTTTTCTTGTAGTGTTAGGCTTTGAATATGCAGGTTGTAAAGAGAATGAAGATGTTTTGTCTTCGTCGCCTGTTTTCACGACTATCTGAGTAAAACTAGTAGACAATTCATTTCTAGAAGCGTCGCCTATCAAAAATGAAATAACGTTTTGCGAAATCTCCTCAGTAAGCTTTATTCCTCTGTAAACCCAATTCGACGAATCTCCAGACACACCGACAGCACGAATTCTGTAAACGAAAGTGTTACCAAATGAAACATCAGTATCTTGCATGTAGTGTTGACCTACGAACAAAGAAGAAGACATGTTCCTGGACGAATCAAGTTGTTCTGAAGTAAATCTGCTTGATTCTCTAAACACGATTCTAAAATCTTCGAAGTCAAGATTACTGAAATCGAGCTCGCCGTATGCACTCAAACCGTTTGCTGCAAAGTTGTTGACGGCGACGCGTTGAATTTCCCATTGATCAATCACTCCAGAGTTGTTCGGAGTGTTCCAGTTGAGAACTACAAAGAATGGTCTTACTCTTATGTCGCTGAATTTGATGACGAAATTTGTCGGTTCGACTGCTGGAAGACCAGCGAAGACGTTGACTTCGTCGCTGAAGTTGCTTATGAAACTGCCAGTTTGGACCGATTTTATTCTATACGCATACGTGTTGTTTTCTTGAACGAACGAAGGACGAAAAGACGGCGCTACGTCAACAGTTCCGAATTGTACAACTTGATCTACAAAAAAGTTTCCGCTCATCAACGGAAACTTGTCCCATCTTTCTTGTCCTAGCTTGCGTCTCTCAAGCTGGTATAACGTTCTGACTGACGTATCAGCCAGGGCATTTTGTGAACCGACATTGTCTTCTGAAGAAAAATCTTGATTTGCGTCGTTCCATGTTAATCGTACTGAATTCAAAGAAAAGTTTGATCCCAGTATCGTTTGAGCAGTCAAATTAACTGGAGTATCAAGCGTCGGTCTATTAGATATCAAAATCGTCTTGCTCATCTCGAACGAAGTAACATTGCCAAACGAGTCTACTCCGTGCAAACGGTATTGATACACATGATCTAGCTTAGAGGTCAAATCTATGAACGTCATGGCCTTCAACGAATTTTCAAACATTCCAGTCCATGAAACATCTTTATTCTCACCGCGAAGCACGATGTCTTCGTAATAGTAGTTGCTTTCGCCGAACGCTGAATTACCAAACTTCAAAGCGTTAGTCTGAGAAGGAACAGTAAACGCATTTTGACATAGCGTCAAATCTCTTCTTCCCAAGAAAAGCGTCTTCACTCTTTCGTCAGAACACTTAAACGTCAATCTAGCTTTTTTTGTATTTGAGTCTACTTCGACTGTCATTGTCGGTTTAAGCAATTCATTTGGTTTCATAGGATCGTTGACGAAAAACTTCTTCGTCAGCGGACTTTCTGATTTGTTTCCAAAAACATCCACAGAATAAATTCTGTATTCGTACGTTCTTCCTGGACGAGCTGTCACGTCGTAAAATGTTCCTCCTTGTCCTGCCAGACCGTTCAGCGATTCGCCGATTTTCACGAATCCATTTTTAGAGTATGAAGACAACGATTCGCCGACGTTGAATCCATTAAAATCAGACACATTTCTTGAAATCACAGATTCATCGTTTGAAGAATTTTCTTCTTTTCTAAAAATTTCAAATTTCTCAACCATCTGATCGTCTACGACGACGTTGATTGAGACTCCGTTAGACACTCTAAAAGTCGTAGCGCTCTTCGGTCTCTCTGGAATTCTTATGCCTTCGATCGTTACGTTAACGATCGGTGACCTGACACTTTCAACCATATCGTTGTCTACTGACGTGAGAAAGTACTTGAATCCTTTCCCGAACTCTACAGTTTGATCCATGAATTCGTAAAATACGAAGTCACCAGATTCAGTAAAATTTTGTCCGTCAAGTGGAAGAATAGATAACTCTCTAAATTCTTGTTTGTTGTCGCCGTCGTTTACTATAACAAATCTAGCAGAAGAATCGTTGTCAAACGTTCTTAAACTGTTGGGTTTAGTCGTATGAAACACTGTCTTTTTTGACGTGTTGATCGAGGACATCGAAGTGTCTGTTCTTCTAAGATTTCTTATAACGTTCAAGTTTTGAGTAACGCTAGCGTCAAGAGACGAAAATTTGTCTGAGTCTAAAAACGACGACACATTCGAAAAAGACGTGTCATTTGACTTGTTGGCGGCTGAGTTAATGGAACCACTTGAATGAGATAACTCAGTAGACATGCGTCTGTTAGTCTCTACGTCTATCGGAGACAACACTGATACAGAAGACAATATGTTGCTCTCGCTGAATCGTCTTATGACAGACGAAAGCTGATCAATTCCCTTGCATCTAGTTCTAGAGTTTAACGCAGATATCCTTTCTAGACCGTGTATCGATATTACGGGTGGAGCTCCTCTTTCAAAAGTTGGATTCACTGTCGTTGATCTGAACAATCTGAACGCTTTTATTTTTCCTGATTTTACGTCAGATTTTTTTAGCACGAACTTTATTTTAGCAAAAAAGCAGTCGACGGCTCCCATGTTTTTCTTTACATCAATCGTTACACAAAATATTTTAGGGATTGCGTTGTTGAACGCAATCATCTCTGGTGTCGTCGACGCCTTTTCGAAAATGTTGTCTTGGAAAAGACCGTCTATGGCAGCGCGTACTGACGCCACATCATTTGACAAGTCCTTAGACAAATCGTTTTGCGTGAAAGTGCTGTCGCTCTCTGAAACGTTTTTTGTTGTTTTCGTGTCAGCGTTTGCATCCTGATCCATCATCTTTTTTCTAGTATAATCAAGAGCTTGTCTGGCGTTTCTCGTTATACTATCAAGCGCAATACTCAAGTCAGAAGAATTTTCGTTTGCAACATGTTCAGTATTAGACTTCGTCACGACACTTCTTTTTTCTTGCTCTCTCGAATCGTCGACAGACGCAAATTTTCTAGAAGAAGAGCCATTCGTGATCGAGCGCTTCTTCACGTCAGAGCTGATATTGATCGAAGTGTTCACGACACTTCTGTCTACGAATGTCGGCAAGTTATTACCTCTTCACTCCAGTGAAAATCTTGATGTTGCTGTCAAACGACAAATCGTTGCTCATATCTCTTTTAGCAGTCATCTCGTTGAATCCAGAAGAACCGCTTTTCAAAATTTCTAATCTAAATCCGTTTGAATTGAAGTCAGGCGGAAAGCTTCCGTTTTCGTAGTCGAATTCAAGAACAAAGAAAGACGAATCGAATCTCTCTACTCCTCCGTCAACAATCTCAGTTATCACGTTTTTAGTGTTAGGGTTGCTTTCGACATACAACGTTTGATTTTTTCTTTGTTTCGTAGATATAGTTCTATCTGCGTCAACTGGAAATTTGGCTCTAGGCAGATTGTCTTGAGTTTGAGCTTTCGTAAACATCACTCTTTGAATATTCGTAAAATCTTCATATTCGCTGTTGAAATCTCTGTAACCGTGTACAGCTTCTCTGACGGGTGTATCTTCTATGCTAGCTCTTATAGATTCGCTCAGCTGAACGTCAGTCATAGACGAGCTGTTGCAAACGACTGGATCGTAGTCTATCTCGTCGTCAGATGGAGCCCAAAAACAAAAGTGAAGATCTCCAGTAGAAAGCAGACGCTTGCCGTAATTCGTCAAAACGACGTCTTCGATCCTAGTCTCTCTGTCAAGAAATCCAGCCAATCAAAAATCCTCTTTACGTAAATAGCTTCACTTGTCAGACAATTTCACGTTATCTATCATGATGTCTCTAGTAGTCCTGAAAGCTTTCGCTCTAGTGAGGTGAGCACTAAGCGTGTTGTCTTTCGCGATCAGAGTCGTTTGATTGAGAGTGTCGTTCAACGCCTGCTTCGACAACGCTATCTCATCTTGAGTGAACGGGTCTATTGAAGGAACAGTCGAAGAACCAGACGATATTGGAATGAAAGGAGTGCCGAATTCGTTGTGCAAGAACGTTCCTTGTACGCTTTCCAAGCGACCAGATCCAGATAGTATATCGACTATCGAACCAGTCAATCTAGAAAACACTGCGAATCTGTCTGACCCAGCGTCGTCTGATATACCAACAGTTGCTCCATAGTCGTCGCTTGCATTCGTGAACACTCCGTTGATTCCTATGTCCCACGACGCAGATCCAGAAAGCAAGTGAACTAGCCTTCTGCCTAAAGATCTAGGCACAACCTTCTTGAATCTTCTGTCTTTAGACACGAACGACTTGTTTGTGACTTCTTCGCCCTTGTCGAGCAAAAATTCAAGTCTGAATTGTCTAAAGAACACTCCTGCTCTAAGATTTCCTTTGACAGTTCCACCTGTCTCGTCGCCAGCTACGCCAAGCAACAACTTCCACTTGCCGTGAACTTCTGTTCCGCGAAGACCAGGTCTAAAACCGATCACCTTTCCATGTCTTGACGGGAACGTATAAAATGACGACGTAGAAGGCTCGTCGTAAAGCTTCTCAACGTACACATCGTCAAGCAATGGATATACTGGTTGAATGTTGTTTGGACCTAGATTCGAACCGGTCGTAGGAAATTCGTTGACAGCGGCTGCACCGCCGCCACCTGTCAGCCAACCGTAAGGAACAGATGTAAGAACTTGACCAAAAAATAAACTTTGAAAATCTTCGAAAGCTCCTTTTGATATTCTCTCATCGTATAACCATGGGAAATTAGCTCCCGACATGTGATTATTTCTTGACAAATTGAATTGAATAGGCAAGTAGTTATATTGATCGAAGATATTATTGAGAAAATTAATTGATGAAGAAAACGGACTTGGATACGCGTCGTGTCGTCTTAAAATCTGTCCAGGTATTGTTGACGGCCCTACGTTTTGTTCGTTAGCAAAGTCAAAATATTTATCGAGATGTCTTGTGTTTGATATTAGCGAACTGTCGTCAAAGATAGTCCTCATATCGATATCTGTGTCAAAATCAAAATACTTTCCAAGAGGAATATCCAACGATTTTGACACGAATAAAGTATACAAATTGTCAAGATGCTTTTTGTTCAAATACGCGAACCTAGAACTGAAAGAACCAGATCCATAAAATTGAAAAGTCGAAAACACATGAACATTATTAAACGAATCTGTCGTAAATGTAGTATCGGCTATAGAACCAGTGCTAAAATTAGAAAGAATGGATTTCTTAGCTTTGTACGTTGTGTCATTCGCCCAACCAACAGAGCTTGACTTAAAAACCATTAAAGCATCTCTTGGATTGTTGTACAAGAGATCATTGACATCATGATGTTTAACTGTGATGATTGGCGTTGCTTCGTTGTCAAAACCAAGATGCAAACATTGTCCAAACTTCAAAACTGATGGGGTAATTTTCGAAGTACCAATCACGTTTGTGAATTCTGCCACTTTTTCTGAAATCCATACTCCATTTTCACGTTTCGCCAAATAAACAATATCCTTACCAGGCATGTATACGGAAGATTGATCTTCTCTTTTAAAATCAGCCCACGCTATATACGGATTTTGAGTTTTTGGATTCACTGCTAAAGATATCTGTTCTGCACAAAATTTGGCTATGCCAGAGTAACCAAAAGGAAATTCGTATGTAGCGAATGGAACAAAGACGTCTTCTGAACTTGAAGTCACAAATTCCAAAGAAAAAGTATCATTTATGTCGTATGACAAATCTTTGTAAGCGTATTTAACAGCATTGTTTTTCGCATCTTGATAAGCTACATGAATTCTATCATTAGCGTCTATTTCTATTTTTGCATATCTTCCGCAATCTCTTGAAACAAAACCATCGTTGTAATCTGTATGTTCGTGATCAATCATCCTGTACAGAAATGAACCAGTGTTATTGTTTAAACTACCTGAAAATCCATAATTCAAAACGTTACTATCAAATTCACTTCTGTAACCCGTAGACACGAAATGAGGAATTCCGTTACTGTCCACAGCCATATCTGCATCGCCATCCGCGTTCCAGTGCCATTCGTCTCTAGTACCAACGTCGTCATAAACGTACCACAGAAATGGCGCGTTAGCTGTTTGTGGTTTCACAGACCAAGATTCGATCACGACGTTTGGCGATTCGAACGCCTTTATTCTGAATATTGCGTTGTTCGGTTGATACAAAAAAGTTCCGTATTGTGAAAAATCAAGAAGCTTACCGACATGGGCAGAAGATATTCCCGTCAAACCAGAAATTGTAGCAGTGTGAACGCTTTCAAGAACTCCTGAACTGATTATAGTTGGAAATGAAGTGGCAGACAACAAAGCAGAACCTGTTGGATATTGCCACTTGCTGTCTATTTTGTCTGGTCTAGTATAGAGAATTGTTTTACCTGGAGCAGATCTAGTGAAAGCAAACATTTTGCCATTCTTTTTTCTAATACGTAAAGAATGAGGACTATATGCTAAAGCATCTACGAAATTATCAACTTTCATGTTTGGATTATCAAAATCTCTGTGTGTACTAACTAACTGCCAGACATTTGGAGTTTGAATTTTCGCGTCAGTATAAAGCAAATCATATGAAGAAGCATCTTTTGCAACTGACAAACCCGTTATTTTACTTTTTCCTATTTGAGAACCTGTGCAATATGGAAAATCATAGCAATCAAATGATGACGAACTCAAGTCCAAAGAAGAAAAATACTTGTCTGGTAATGACGCTGTTTGATTTCCAAGCGTCATTCCGAGGTCTTCTTCACAAGCATGACCTGCCCAAAGAAGATACGAATTGCTCAAAAGATCTGGAACTTTCTTATATCTCTCCTGGAGAGTGACTTTGGGCCACTTGTCGTATCTGAACGTCTGTGGATCGTTCCACAGAGGATGTGCGTACTTGAAATCGACGTTTGGGCTGCGCAACGCTAGCTGAACACCCTGCAAACCTTGTTTGTAATACGAGCCAGTTGCTCCAGTTCCTCCCTTCAGAAACGGATTTCCAGCGAACGACCCAGACCCGGGTCCTCCTCGATGGTCATGAACGAACTCGACCCACACTTTCACGTCCCTTATCTTTCCGTACTCAGGAACGTCTATCTCAAACACGCTGGGATCGAAGATCGTCGTGTTTCTGTAAGACCCAGAGACCGGAACAAACCCGTTGACGTACGACGAGCGATCCAAGTTTTCGTCTGTCGCTGGTCCATGATCTTGGATCGCTGGAATGACTGGAAGAACTGCTGAAGCGGTGAGCTTGTACGTCGACTTGACGAATCTCTGCTGCTTCGAGTAGAACATGTTGCCGCTTGCAGGAACTGCTGTGTTCTCCAATCTAGTCGTCCCGCTGAAGAACGCGTTCAACGACGTCACTTCGTGCATCGACGAAGAAAGCTCTGGCAAAACGAATGTGCTTCTCAACCCGAAAGATCCAGTCGACGCTGCAATCTCGTTGTGATCTCTCTCCAAACGTTCTGGAAGCCTACGCAAGTTGATGTTGCCAGACGGCGGCTCGAGAGCATCGTAAAGCGAAGACGAAGCCAACGTTTCGACATTCGCTGTCAGGTCGTACACACCAAAGTTGTCAGCCATCGATTACCTCTCTACACGCATTCTACGTTAAGCTCGAAGGTCGCCGTCACACGTGGATTTAGAAGACATAAAACCATATTGGCTGTTTTGTTTGCTCTTCTGCGCCAATCTCTGATAATTAGAGAGTCAGGCGACAATGTCAATGACGTTTGCCAGTGAACGACAAGATCGTGTTACCGAATTCGTCTACGTTTCTGTACTCTGAGACGCAAATCGAGCCAGGAGTAGGCGCGTGTCTGTAATCTCTGAAGCGAAACTTGATTGCACCGCAATTTTTTCCACTCTTGTCTATCACGTCGCTGTTGGGCATGGCGAAAGTCTCCACGCTGTTGACATGAAAAGTTCGAATGCCTTCTTGTAACATGAACACTGGATTTCCGGCGGGAACGTTTCCGAACTTGATCCCTCTCTCGAACAACAAGAATCTGTTGTCGATGTGACGCAACGATGGAACGCTCGCACTGGGAGGGGTGAATTGACCTCCGTAGCCCTTTGTAACAAGAAACGAACCTGAAGTTGGCTGACTGGCGCCTCCGAGCCCAATGGTTATTATCGTTTGCGATCCAGTCAGCAGAGAAGCCGGAGCTGGACCAAAAACCCACGCGAGAGGACCGGGAGCGGGCATTAAGCAACGCTCCTACCTACCTCAATGAAACACGATGTGCTCATATCCCACACGATTGAAAACGAATCGTTTGTCGCAAGAGAAATTGTAGCTGTTTTGAGCACTAGCGAAGTACCAGTGCTGAAAGTCACAGTCTGAGGTCCTCTGTTGACTACCAGAACAGCGCCTCCAGCGCCATAACTTGGCTGACTTGCCAATATCGGAGGATCGGCTGTGACGGTGACTGGAGAAACTGCATATGATTCTATGCGCACGACTCCACAGTTTAGCATGCCTGAAATGGGCCATTCTGTCACACCGTCAGTGACACGTGTGCCAAACGGAGCTGTCTGTGTCTCAGTACCATCGTCATACGTCCAAACGCCGAGACTAAACGAATCGTCAGAATCAGAGAACAATATTCCAGACACCCAGTCTGTTCCGTTCCAAACTAGAACCTGTCCGCTCGGAGGTCCGGAACTCGGTAATCTACGGATCACGGCGTACGCTGCGCCATTCTCTGAAACTTCAAGCGTTCCTGAGTTTGACCTAAGATTCACGCCACCAGCTGTAGACAACGAAGCACTTTGATTGTTTTCAAGACCATGGAACTGTCCCGCTTTTATGGCGTTGCTAAGATCAGTCAAATCAGCAGAGAGAACGTTCCATTCTGTACCCAATATTTTGTTGATCGCAGCAACGGCTGGAAAAGTGTCGAGGTCGACCTTTCCAGCCACCAAAATTTCATCGTCAAACACAAAATTAGACATTTTATTTTACTCCGGATCTCTTTCAAACGGATTGTTTACTGTAGGATTGCCGACAGCGTCTTTGAGGTTGAACTTCCTCAGAGGCGTGACTCCGTCCAACATGTAGAAAACCATCTTGTAAGCGTCGCCGCCAGTCGCTTCTATCTTCCAGCGACCTTCGGTGAATTGTCTAGCTCTCGTCAATTCACGTCCAAGAGATGCGCTAGTCGACGTGATCAAATCTGTCAAGTTTATGTTGGTAGAATTCACTATGTTGTGCAAGCTTGAACTCACAGTTTGTACGTAGTCTTTCGTCACGAATATCGCGCTTCTCAAGCTCGAAGACAGCAACGCTATGTCGTTTGAAACTGACGCGAACGTAGGAGCGCCTATCCTCGAGTACGTGTCATATTCTTCGTTGGCTACAACTTTCACAGATCCAACGAACGGTTTGCTGCCTGACGCCTTCACTGCGTACAACATCGATCCTGTCGTGTCGACGTCCGTGGTCAAAACGTGAAGCTGATACAGACCAGCTCCGACTGCAGCTCCAGCGATGTGCTCCAAAAAAGATCCAGACGCAGGAGTGTAATTGACTTCTGAAGTATTCGACTTCACTACAGTAACAGAAATAATGTCGTACGTGACACCGCTCATGGGTTCTGAAGTAGATGAATCGAATAGACGGACAGGAACCCACGACGCTTGACCTTGTTTTATCTCTATCATTAGTTGAGTCCTTCGTTGAAAGCGCTCACGTTCATGTTGAGAGACGCAGATTGAACTGTAGCTTCGACTTCTATGCTGCCAGCTTGATATTCGGGAAACACTGCGCTCGAAGAGCTCCAAATCATGAATTTGCACTTTTTCGTAATCATGTCAGCAGACACTGGGAAAGTGTACAGCGCATTACCTAAGTCTGTTATAGACGGCTTCGGAACAAACGGCGCCCAGACATCTCCCGTCAATCCGCTTAAGCTTGTCAACACTGGAGTCGCACCAACGATCGGAGTAGACGACCCGTCGTACAACGAGAAAAACACGCTAGAGCTTCCTATCGACCCAGCGCTGAACCTGACGTCGCTGCCAGACTGGTGACGAAGAAGAAATCCAACTCCCATTGTCTCTTGGTAGTCGCTGCCGCTGAACACGTATTGTCCAGAAGACACTAACTCTTGAATTGCAGGATCTGGACCAACAAGCGTACCAGTTTTGTCGCATATCACATCAAACGTGGAAGTCATGCCAGAAAATGGCACGCTACCGCTAGTTGCTAGAAAGTTTATGATAGCTGTCAAGTGTAGTGTCCTGTCATTGCACTATAAGAAATCTCAGCGCAGCGCCGTCGCCTGAAAAACTTCCGTTGGAAAACGTTATAGTGAACTCGCCTAGATCAGGCTGCACTGCATGATAGGCAGGGCGATCAAAGTTCTCCCATGTCACAGAAATAAAAGAATTAGGAGTGCATTGGTCGTTTGCGACGACGACATTTGTTAACAATGAATTCCCAGCAAAAGTTATCCTGCCTTTGCAGGCATTTATAGTTACGGCGCCCGAGCCAGCATCCGCGTCTTCTTCAGGCAAATCTCCAGAATTGAGTCTCAACGAACCTCTAGCGTTTATCCAAGCTTTTTCAGTTGGAGATCCGTTGTTGATATTAGTGCAAAAAGCAGCAAGAACTACTGAAGGGTCGACTGTATAATCTAATCCGGCAGTGCCTATGAGAACTGCTCTTTCTGAGCCGCTCTCGGATCCTATCGCGTTCCCGTAAAAGCAAGCAGCTTCAAGTCCTACGGCGTCATGATCGTCTAACGCAATAAACGCAGCAGCTCCGTTGCTGTTCACATTGAACGCAGCAGCTCCGTTGCAACTCACGAAAGCTTTTTCAATTCCTTCTTCAAGCAATTCAGTGCGGAATGAGACTAATTTCGCGTCGATGCTAGCTGACACGTCAACGACGCTCGTTCCAATCTTGTTACACACTTGACCAGACGAAACTCCCAAGCTTGAACGTATTACGTTTGCGTTAGCGCCTTGGATCAAAACGCTGCCGTTATATCCACCGTTTATATTAGCCCCAACGTCTTTCTGAACAGTAATCGACGGACCCGAAGGCGCGTACACATGCATTTGTGCTACAAGCGCGGGAGTAAACGAGCAGACATTTTTCGAGTAATAACCGTATTCAGATTCTGACGTTCCTATGCCAGTGCGAACTGACCAAAGCTTTGCATTGACGTTTACTGCTGCGTCAGCAACGACAGTTCCCACTTTCGTTGTCACGTCAGACGCGCCTGTCAACTCAGATACAAGACAAGCAGAATAATTTTGCGTTCTAAAAATTCCGTTGTGCGAGAATACGGTTCCTTCTTCTGATATGAAAGATTTGTCATAAAAATACGTAGCAAACTTATCAACTGCCAACATTTTCTGCTGGTTGTCGATGCCCGCTCCGATATTTGACACAACACTTAGCACTACAGCAGAACCATCCAGCGACTCAGAAAGCAGCGTGGTGCCTATCGTCACACATCTGTCGTTAACAGAAGCACCGTTAGTGTTGTACAACGTAGGACTTATCAAATTGTCGAATCTCTTGCTGCCAGAAAAATACTGGTAAGAATTAGACACGCCGCCCGGAAGTGAGCCGCTTGCAGGTTGAAGAGTAAGAATTCCTCCTGAGATCGTGCCGCCGTCTGCGTTTGGGTCAGATCCAAACGCGCCCATCGTGATCGACGATCCAGCGCTGCCGCTGCCGAGGTTGACCCAAGAGCTACTGTTGAAGAACTTGAGAGTGTTGTCAGCTATGTCAGTCACCACGAGTCCGTACGTGCCTGACGGCAACACTCGTGGATTGAATATCTCGCCTTGTGTAGACTCTACGTTTCGTGTTCCCATGCGTTCACCTTACAGTAAGTAGCTTATTTCCCAGCCAAACGACGTGTCTGCTGACGCTGGAGAAGACAACTCTACAGTCATGCTTCCTGAGGCTCTGTTAACCCAGTCTCTAGTAGCGCCATGATCGCCGTACCAAGTGATCTTAGGTCTGCACGTCAGCGTAGCCAACGAATTCGTTATGACGCAAGTAGAAGAACCAGACGCGATGGCCGATATCCCAGTTGGCTTGTTTATAGTCGCATTTCCTGGGGTTCCTGAAGAATCAGTGCCAAACTGGTCAACACGACCAGCAGATGATATCGACAACTTCTCTACCTCAGTAGCAGCGATGCCCGTGCGAACGCTAAACAGCTTTGCTGTTGCGTTGACTGAGGCGTCTGCTAGCGTAGAACCGACTCTAACACAAACATCAGTTGCCCCGCTACCACCGGGCGAGCGTACTGACACTGGTGTAGCAACACCCGCCAAGTACGATTCAACACCAACGTTGTGCATCATACCAACTGTCGAGCCGTAGATTAAAGCCATCGACGTGCCACCGAAACTAGACCATTTCCAGTTACCTCCGAAACCGATATCTAGATAGTTGCCGGCTTTGTTGACATAAAACGCCTCTACCTCTGTCCCGCCGATGCCGTTTCTAACACTAAATATCTTAGCCGTAGTGCTGACAGATGCATCTACGACAGACGTTCCGACCTTCACGCCAACGTCAGCGGAACCAGTGCAGTTCTGCGAGTAAATCACCAACGAACCTGTGGCGTAATTCGCATACAAATCGTTTGTCAACACGCCAGAGACTGCAGTCACGGCAGCAGTAAACGTTTTTGTTCCAGTGACGCTTTCTGTTCCAGCGATATGGACAGCGGAAGAATCTACTGAGTTTATACGAGCGTTAATCGTTCCAGACAGAAAGTTGATTGTCCCTGACAACCACGTATCAGTCGCTGCACACGTGCCAGACAGAGAATTCAACGACGAAGTCGTAGCATATCCAGTCAAGTCCTGGTCGCCGGTGTTCACGCCAGAAAGATTCGAAGCTGACAGACCAGACTTGGTGACGTAAAGATACTCTGTCTCAGTTTCTCCCAGGCCAGAACGCACAGAGAAAAGCTTCGCTGACGCGTTTATCAAGCTGCCAGAAGTGCTTGAGCCAACCTTCAAACAAACGTCAGAAGAGCCAGTTCCTTTCGATGAAAGGATGATCACGCCGTTGGCTATAGTGCTTACACGTGACAAATTGTTTGAAAAGTAATCAAAATATTCTAACGACGACGTGCCTCTTGAATTAACTGTGCTGCTCACGCCGTTCGGGCCAGCAAGCGTAGAAGCAACGACTCCGTTAAGAAGGCAATACGATGACGCGCCAGCAGCGCCAGCGTAAAAGTATCCTCCGTCGTAACCGTTTCCAGATCCGTAAAAAGGAACTGAGGAAAACATTCCTTGCTTCGTGATGCTGAACTTTGATCCTTCTCCCGTAGCGACTGAGAATATCTTTGCCCCAGGTTCAAGAAATTCATCTGACCATGGCACGCTGACTTCAACGCAAACGTCCGTGGGCACAAAGCCGTCGGTGATGTTTTGAATTCCCTTGCCGATGATCAGCTGATCGAACGTCTTTTGACCAGTTATCGTTTCAGACCCAGCTACGTGGACAACTGAGCTATCAAACGAACCAGACTGAGTCTGCCAATTCGCAGTGCTCGATGACACAAGCGTCAACACTTGTCCTATAGAACCAGAAGGAAACTTGACTTGCGTAAGATCGATCATCGAATAAATTCCCGCCGCACAACGTTTTGTTTAAGCTGTCCAACATCGTTGCACGTTGGACAGCTTAAATCGCGTCATTAGAAGCTGTTGAATATGAAGCTAATCTTGAACGAAGTCTGCAGCTGGTATCCTGCTAACGACCCGTTCCAATACAGTTTGTCACCCGACGCGACTGCAGAAAAAGCTCTCGCAGTAGAACCTGCGTCTGCAGAGAAATAGCAATCTCTCGTCTTCACGCCGTTTCCAACATCGGCAATCGTTCCGTTGACGACGACCTGAATGTCACCGCCGAGAGCGTTGTCAGCTGCAATCCCTGTCGCGCAAGCTTCGTCGCCGTCAGACACGGTAGCTTCAGCTGCCATGTATCTGTTGCCGCTGTTCAAGTACGGAGCAGCGTGGACGTGGTCCTGAGCTGCGAAGAACGAACCTGTTCCAGCAGAATTTGCAGTTCCGACGTTGACAGGCACTCCGCGAACTGCGCTGTGAACGTGATCGGAAAGAGCGAGCGACGTCGCTGAACCAGAAGCTGCAGTAGCGCCCACCTGAATGGCGCCTGGCGTTCCGACAGTCACAGTGTGCTTGTGGTCGGCCTTCGGGATCCAAGGCAGCGTTCCCATGGCAGCTGCGCCAGCATCGACTGCAGCGAGATTAGAACCAGACGCGTAGTTGATCGTGACGACGTTGAGCGAAGCGCTGAGACCTTCACTTGCGGCACCGATCGACACAGGATCGGAACCTGAAGTGATAGACTGCAACACGAAATACTTCGTTGCACCGTCCTGGTCGTTGACTGGATCGGCCATGTTGACAGCGTTGTGCCCGCCGAAATCAAGACTTGACGAAAGCAAGCCACCAGATGCAGCGACAATCGTGTTGTCTATTCTAGAGCTGTCAATGCTTCCCGTCATTATTTGACTACCGTGTATCTGAGCCATTCTATTTTTCCTCGTTAAACGTCATAAACAAAATCTATGACGAAGTTAGTCTTCAACTGAAACAAAGCTATTGTTCCATTCCAATACAACATATCACCAGCAGCCAAGTTTCCGTTCGATTTTGCAGTAGTTCCGCCGTCGGCTGAGAAATAACAAGCTTTCGTCTTGACACCGTCACCGCATTCGGTCATCAAACCGTTGACGTGCACGTCAATCCAACCGATCGGAGTCGTTGTCAACGAAACAGAACAAGCCAAATCACCGTCGTTTGACGTGTTTGAAGCATACATTCCACGATTGTCGTTTGACAAACCATGGCTAACTGAACCAGAAGAAGCTTGTGGAAATGCCCAAGAACGATTCGTCTCGTACCAATACGCCGTAGCGCTCTCTGCGAAGCCGCACTCGAAGTCGATGTAGTTCCCAGCTTGTATAGTCGTGCTATCGGCAAAAGCGTCGCCGCTCGAGTTCTTGACTCTCAAGTTCGTCCAAAGCGATGGAGAGTCGTTGTGCAGAGTAAGCGTTGAGTTACCGCTTGCCCTGACTCCTATGCGACATCTGTAACCTTCGTGACTCGCGAGCTGCAACGTTGGCGCTACGAATCCGTTGTCGAGGTCTATCGAGCCCGCATCGAGCTGCGCGTACAATGAGAAGAAAGGAACGTCTGGTCTAGATATCTGGTCTGAACTTGTAGTGATGATTTGTGTGACTGCGAGGACCTGATTTCCGACTCCCGGCACCCACTGCGACCCATTAAAAGTCATGACGTCGTATTGAACGGCGCCTTCGTCAGCGAGGTTGCTCAGCGCTACTTTGTTGACAAAATCATACACGCCACCCAGCGACTGCGAAACACCAGAAGCAGCGATCAACCCTGGATGATCTGCTGTCGCTATACTAGGCGGAGCTGGAATGAGTGTTACCATTTTCGACAAATCTCCAACGAGAAAACCAATTTAAATAGTAATCAAGCGCGAATGTATACCCTTATGACTCCTTCTGGTTCAAAGTCAGGATCGCGTCTTCTGTAGTTCCACTGCATCTTCGGTCTCTCGAGCATGTGGCTTTCTACAACGAGTTCATCTCCAAGAAAATTTGCTCTCGCAGGTATCAATTTTCTTACCATGTCGATGAACGACCTGTCAAAGAATTCCAGCAAATCTGCAAACAATCTGAAGTTTATTCTGCCAGACAAGCGCTTGAAATAATTTCTACGCAACACGTCTAAGTCTTGATATTCTTCTCTAAATCTATTCACTGGAGCTAGGAATTCGTTGAACGTGTCTAGAGTCGACAAGATTTGAGAAATGTCTTCGTTAAGAGCGTCTACGAGATTGAATTCCAGCACTAACGTTTGGTCATCTGAAAACGCGTCTTCAGGAGAAAGCGACGACTTTTCGAAAGAGCGTATCTTTTCTTCGTTCCAACTGTAATCAGGCGAAGCTACGTAATTGAAGTCATTCAAGAACTTCTTGAAAGAATTTGTATCTGGCATGAAGCCGCTACCAACACCGTTATTTCCGTTTCCAGAATGATCATAGATTGTCGGAATTCCGCCTACGAAAGAAGAAGTGACATCTTCGTTAAGCTTCCAATTTATGCGCAATTCGTCTAAACCATTCACTTCTTCGGTTCCAAAACTTTGAAAGTTCAATGCATGATCTTGCATCTCTATTTGACTAAGATGTTCATTCCAAACTCTAACTTCTTGAGCCCACATTTCGCTTGGCAGCGAGTTGGCTGAACCGAGACGAAACATCGAACTGACGCTTGACGTGTTTATGACGTCTGCGAACAGACTCGCTGTCATGTGCAATGATATTTCGTCGATGTCAAGCATTCTAACGTCGATGTCAACAGACGACGACAACAAATTCTTGTTGACGACAACGTTGTACCACTTGTTGTCAAAGATGTTCGCGTTGCTCAATTCTGCTATTCCTTCAGAACCGCTGTAAATCAAACTTCCCGTCATCAAATCTGCAGTTTGTTTCGTAAACGTCAACGAACACGTGTGCAAAGCGTTGGAGAACTCCCAAATAGATCCCGTTGTGAAACTAGATGTAACGTTTGAGCTGAACTGCGTTGGAAATCTTAATCTAGTTTCGACGCAACACCCGTTTGAATAGAAAGGAGCAGACTCGACAACGTTTGAATACGCAGCAGATCCTGAGCTGAAAGAAAGAGCAGCTGCGCTCTTGTTAGAATTGATCCTGTAAGTTTGCACTCCGACATTCGGCTTCACACCGTGTTCTTTCAGCTTGACGAAGCTGCTGTTGACACCGTAAATCCTCAAAAGAGACTCTACGCTTTCTCTCGTGCCCTTTGTCTTGTAGAGGTGCATCAAGTTCAGCAACGTCCTTTTCCAAAATTCATTACGAATCTCGAACAACTTCTTGTCTAACTTCTTGTTGCTTTGAGTATTCGGAAGAACGTGCTTTCCTACGATGTACTGTATGACGTCCTTGTCTATGAAGTTACCAGTGAATTCCCAACCAAAGAAACTACCAACGTGTTTCAACAACGCGTCTGGCGTTTGATTGAACTTTCCATAGTTTTGAATAAGAACATTAGAGAATTGGTCTATAGACACTTTGATGTTATCGAAGAAACGAGCTATGACAAACAACAAATTTTTTGCTATGTCTGTTCCCAAATCATCTTCTAAAGAAATCATCTTGTCTGGAACGAGTTTGATTATCGCGTTGTCATTGAATTTATCGAACAGCGAGCCAGAAGCCTGATAACTGGCTACAAATGAGGTCAGAGTCGGATTGTCAAACGACAAAAACAAGTCTTCTTCGTCGAATGGAAGAAGCGAACCAGAGTATCTAATCCCGCTGTAATATCCGTTTATCGTTCCGTTCAACTTATGACCTGAGTGATCTTTTACTGTCATGTTATCGCTAAGAGTCGAATTACCAGGTTCGTTGAAATTCCACAAACCAGTCAATCCTTCTTGCGAATATATTTTTGAGTTAAAAGACGAACTAAGATCGCTTATTGTTCTTGTCTTCTTCCAAAATCTTACTTCGTCTATTGACGCAGAAAGAGGAATAAGCACTTTCGTTGGCAAAGCAGACCCAGATCCTATCGTGAGCTTAGACACGCTGGTAGATATCTGTTTCGTGATAGAGCCAGTAAACTTTGAAGATAATACTGGGAACTTGTCTGCACTTCCTGAAAAGCAAGATAAAATTGGATTGTAACTGTTTCTGTCATACGAAAAACAGAAATAATTAATAGTTTCTGGTTCAAAATACGAAGACACAACGTCCTGTGAAGAACCAGAAACTACGCTCATGTACACGTTGGATCCAGAGAAAAACACAGTGAAACCGTCGCCAAGATTGGATGTCTTTTGCGCGACAATCATTATGTCTTCTGATCCTGTCAGAACTTTAGGAGGTGTAGTCCAAAATTCAAACGAAAACGAGCTAGACCCTATGTTTAGTAACGATGTTCGTGTTACGTCACCGTCTTTACCGATATCGTCTATGGAAACGTTTGAAAAGCCCGCTGACGAATCAAACTTCAAACTACCGAATGTCGACGGCCATTGACCAACGACGTACCTTTGATAATCGTCAAGCGAAGAAAGAAAATTACGAAGTGCAGTCTCCGATCCGTCGTACGGATATTCATTCAAAATTTTCTCGCCAGTCAAATTGAAATAATCTAGAGCTGAGTTGAAGAACACGAAATTTGAAAAATCAGAAAAATCTACCTTTGGTCTGACTTCGTCAAACTCATGTATCATATCCAACAATGCTTCGGATTCTTCGTTCGAAGCATCAAGATCATCTAAATTTTGTGGAACTCCAGCTACGAGCTCTGTCGGTGATCTAAGCTTCTCGTCAAACAGAGATGACAACGCGTTATTCGACAAATATTAATCCCCATCTGTTACATGCTTTCGCAAAATTTGACATATTCGTCGCACAATTCTTCGTATTGCTCTTCTAATTTAGTTTCGATGTCTAGCAATTCTTCCATTCTTTTCTTGCTATGTTTGTCACTTTTATCACTTCTGACTGTGTTCAATTCACGCAGAATTTTCGTTATTTCTGACTCGAAGCTTATCTTGTCTGCAAACATTGTATTTCACCAGCTTTCACAATACTTTGAATTTCGCTCCACAATCTAAATATTGTCTCTGTCCATCGACGTCAAATAAAAACGAAATTCTGTAAACATTTCCAGTGCTGAACGAACTCATGTTTAAGTCAAAAAAGTTTCCATTCTGGTCGTATGACAATCTAGTGAATTCCGCGGAACCTGTTCCGAATGGTATGACTATCTCGTTTGTTCTGTCATTGACGATTTTGTAATATCCTTTGGCAATTACTGAGCCATAAGCGTCAAGAGAAGCAGTCAAGACTCTAGCTGGATTGTAGTCATTCTGTCTAACAAACATTTGCATCCTTATTGTCTCATCATTTTCGTACCAATCTCGTAGATTAGTTACATTGACATAATATCTCTTCGGCGACAAAGAACCTACTATGTCAAGAGTAAAAGTCTTAAACGAGCTAGTCATGAAACTCTTGTCAGTGTTGAAATCAAACCACACATCTTCAAAACGATCTTTTTCTGCGCCTGTTCCACAACGACTACAAATGTAGCTGCCAGTGTAGAGTCCACTAGTACTACCAGAATAATCTCCAGCGTAGCTTCCCGTGTAGCTTCCCGTGTAGCTTCCCGTGTAATCTCCGATGTAACTTCCAGAGTAATTCCCAGTGTAACTTCCAGAGTAATTCCCAGTGTAACTTCCAGAGTAAACGTCTATGTAACTTCCAGAGTATCTGTGCGCGTGACAACAACGATCACAATAATCTGTTCCGATATAGAAGCTAGAATAACTTCCCGTGTAGCTTCCAGCGTAATCATTCGCGTAATCACCAGTGTAGCTTCCAGTGTAGCTTCCAGAGTAGCTTCCAGAGTACACTCCGATGTAACTTCCAGAATAGCTTCCAGTGTAATGTCCAGTGTAGCTTCCAGTGTAGCTTCCAGAATAATGACAAGTGTGTTGGTTGTAATTCCCAGAAGCTATAGCGAAATTTACTTTGTAGGTTCCCAGCGAATCGTATGAACCAGTGAACGTTCCAATTGTGCCAGATGCACTTTCTATTCTTACTCCCATACTTCCCGTTCCTATAGACGGAATGTTCGTCTTTTCTCCTCTAACGGAGTAATTCAAGAACAACGAACCAGTCGTGTCAAAGAAAAAGTCGTTGCGATCGTCCTTCAACGAATCATCCCATCTAGCTTCTACGTACGGTCGTCGATCTTTGAACACGGTGTTTCGACCGTGGAACATCTTCACGTAATAATCTTGATTGTCTGACTCTTGCGATGGTTTAAGTTTCACGAGAAAACCGTTATTCGTTATCGAACCAGCGAGCCACGCGTTTACTATTTGAGTTACGTCAACCAAAACGTCTTCGTGTCCATCGTCAAAATGGAAAGAACAAGACGGACCAGTCGCAGAAGAACCAGTCACGCTCCAGTACACGTTGCTTTTTGATTTGATCCAGTTAGCGAATCCACTGTCTGAAAAGTTGTAAGAATCTCTTCCTCTGCCTTCGTCCCAATCCTCAGAGACAGCTTGAACGTCTATGTCAAAGCTTGATGGAAGAGTATCGGAGTGCTGTTCGTCAAACAACTTCAACATGTATGTCGACGTTTGACTGTCGTTTTGAAATTGAGAAACATCGAAGTGAATGAGCAACCTGCTGATGCTAGACGTGACTCCTGCAATCTTGTAAAGTTCTAAAACTTCTGACGCACCTAGATTTGAGCCCGTTCTTCTGATGCCGTTGAAAAGCACGTTTGTTATGGCGGTGTCTTTATCTGCGAAAATTCTGTGGATCATCTAGCTTCTCCAAAGATGTCCTTGTTTGGATACTTTATTTGAAAGATTGAATTTTCAGGACAATACAAAATACCATTCTGAGTCCAAGACTGAACATCAAATCTAACGGAATTTCCCAAGTTGTCTGAATAGTCTAGACCGTCTCTAGATCCAAAAACATTTTTGATCTTGAAACTGTACACAGATATGACTCCTTCTATGGCTTGTAGCAAAGAAGTCAAGTCAGACAACACGAGTGGCTGTCCAATTTGAAGTTTGTCGTTGGACAAATTATCTTTCAAGGTGCTGAGACACTTCGACAGCACCTTGTTTCTGTTGAGCTTCGTCGAGACCACAACGCCGAATTCTATCGACAAGTTTATTATGTCAGTTGTCATCAAGTTAACGCCATCAGTCAACATCCTGTACGACGAAAGAAACTTCTTGATGTTTTTGATCAACGTAGTTGAAGCTTGAGATAAGACTCCGTCGCTGTCTTTTGAAAGAATGTGAATGTTTATCGCCCTAGCGTTCAGCGCGTCACGTCTAACATAAACTTTTTCAACTTTTCCGCATTTCGCAGGTAACGAATAAAGTCTAGCAACGTAGTCTTCTCTAGTAACGACTCTGTCTTGAGCAGCAAAGTAAGCTGCCCTGTTAGCCTTTATCTCTTCTACAGATTCTTCCTGATTTCCACCGTCTATCTTGCTTACGTTTATACACTCGATAGACTCTTCTACCCTAGCTTTCGCAGACGGATCTAACCCGACTGAAGAAAAATCAAGAACTGCGTTTACGAAAGATTTAATCGATCCTTGAGGAACATTCGTCTTTGATCCTCCTCCTACTCTGTAATCTATGCTGAGAACAGTGCTGGAAGGACTAAGACCAAGAGTGCTTGTTTTTAGAAAATTTTGTGGATCTATAGAAAACGAAGATATCTTAGACTTGCCAGACGCTGGGAGAGCAAAACTCGCGGCATTTGGTATCAACGCGTCGTCAAAGCTGACACCATCGCCTGAACCAAAAATCAAAGTAGTCTTATTGGTGAGAGGATCTCTGTTTGTTATAAACCTTCTAGGCACTGAACGCAACTTCAAGACGTATGGAACTAACGTGTTATCTGTGTCACTGTTAGTGACAAAATCGTACACTGTCTCCTGAGCAAGAAAATCTACTTCAGTCCATTCATTTCCGTCGCTGTCGTTAACAGACAACACCTCTACTACATCTTCATACGAAAGTTCTATCTCTTTGTGCTGTTCAAACGAACCTACCTGAACAACGTCAGTTATAGTCTCAGCAGCTATGACCTGAACGTCTTTTCTCAAAGCAAAAAAAGTAGGAACTCCAGTGTCGGGATCGAATTGAGAACCTGTTACCATTCTAGTGATTGACGTTCCTTCTGTCGGTGCAGACGCGCTGAATATGACGTCTTCTATTGTTTCAAACACGACTCCGTTTGGTCCTTGGAGCTTTGAGCTTTCTCTCAAGACAGGACAATATATCTCGTTCGGAATGTATTCTCCGTTTTCTTGGCGCGACGGAACTTCGCAAAGAACAGAAACTATTCCGATAGAAGGCCTTTTGCCAGATGGTCTGTATCCTAACGCTTTCGCAAACGACGTGACATTCTCGATTTGTTTTGCGTTTTCTTTCAATTCCTCAAACTGCATATCTTGATAATGAGAAAGAACATCTCCAACGTATGAAACAAGTTCAAGTATAGCCATTCCAGACGACGTTTCGTTGTAATCTTGGAACGCACCAGACTGATGAGCTTTCGTGTACTCCATCAGATCTCGTTTGAAAGACGAGAAATCACGATTCAAATATTTCACGTTTTTTTCTTTGAAGTCTATCGACACTCTAGCTCTCCCATTCAGTCTACTATAACTTGAAATCTGCTGGAAAGACTTGGATTGTATTTCAGCGAGAAGGATATCGATATCACAAACGCATTCTGTGGAATAGAATTATCGTTAGAATAATCAGCAACATTCAGGTTGTCTACCGATATGAATGGCAACCAAGTCTCAACTTGCTGAAGAATTCTTGCTGCTATTTTCGCTCGTATCTCGTCATTTCTGAAATTTTCAAACAAAAATTCTCTTAAATTACACCCAAAGTAAAAATGACAAACACGCTCTCCCCAGTTAGTGAGCAACAAAGATCTCAAGTTATTTGTAGCGGCAGACAACTGATCGCTTGTCATTTCTAAAAACCCGACAGAACCAGTCGATTTAGCTAGTGGAAAAGTCAAACCTATCGCCATACATTCTCCTACGAATAGATAGGTAACCAACAACGTTTGTTGTCAAGAGACAGGAAGCACCGACGCTACAGGCGGTGCAGACGTTGTTGTGGCTAACACTTGCAATTTTGTCGTCCACGAATAAAGCGTTTTAGACAACACAAGAGAAACTTCTTCAAGAGTCATCGGCGAATCACGTGAATTAATCATCTTCAGTATATCGGCTGACAACCCAGCAGCTGAAGCAGAGACTGAAATCGGAACAACTGGATTTGTTGGTATGAAGCCCGGCCCCGCAAAAATGACAGGCGACCAATACGCAGCAAACCCTGGACCGAAGCCCGCCAGCAAAGGCATTGCTAACAACGATTGAAGAGCAGATTTCAATCCTGGAGAAACTACAGTTAGCGCTCCCGCCATTGGCACGCTTGAAACAACCCAGTTATCGTATGCTTCTGTCAAAGCAGCGCAAACTTCGTTTGGAATGCTTGGGTGAGGAGGAGTTTGCGGATAAGCTACCTTTCTTCTTCCTTCTCGCAGATCGTTGAACACGTTAAGCAATTGAAGCTGCAACGTGTTTTGCATCAACGTCATTTGAAACACTTCTGCCCAAGTTCTGCTAACTTGGCTATAGCAGTGGGCCATTGAGCAGTTGTCAATGGATGAGAACCTGGAGAAGGAGATGCTAACGAACTCGCTTCAATCGAAGACGGACCTAGTCCAGCCGGTAGACTAGGACCCATCGACGTCATGTGACCATGATTAGCTACGAGAAAAATCAACGTGTTGAAAAGTTCTTTCCAGTCATTTCCAGCAGATCCAGCAAGTTTGAAATGAGGAGAGTCCACAGTC